GCGACTAGCCCGGTGCCGGTCGTAATCGTCTTTTTCAGCTCGCCCGGATCGAGCCCGGCGTTGCGGAGGATGTAAGCCGCGATATCCTCGCTAGGCTGCGAATAAGCCTCGTCCACCAGCGAACGGAGGATGTCGTCTTGCGTACCCATTTACTCTGCCCTCCCCGGGCCTTCTCAAATCCGAGATCCTTTCCTTTTCCTTTGTTTGCCTTAGTGGGAGGGCGGCCTTCTTTTTTTGGGCCGCTAGTAGGTTAACGAAGCTCTTCCCGCCCCCCGGCGGTTCCGCCAACACTTCGCGGCGGGGCGGGGAGGGGCGCGAGATTCATTTGGCGGGGATGCGAAAGCGCAACCTTCGTCAACAATAGCGCACGCTCCTCGTCCGTCATATCCTCAAAAGTCGCCTTGGTTTTGGCGATAACCTCGGGGGTGATTTGCGGCTGCCCGCCATGGTCGCCGACATAAACGCTGCCCGCTGTCTTGGTGGGCAGCGGCTGCGCTTCAAGCTTCTGCAAGCGCTCAGCGAGCTTTTCAAGCCCTTTATAGGTATCATCGAGCTGCTTCAAGATCGCGTCGTTATCTTCCTTGAGGCGCTTAGCGGCGGCTTCGGACGCCGCAACTTTGCTGTCATTGTCTGCGATCTTTGAAAGCGCGTCGGCCGCTAATACTTCGGCGAGCGCGTCAACATCCATTTCCTTATAAGCCTTGGCGAGACGATACGCCTCCGGGGTCGCCTTGCCGCGCTTGGTGCGGACTTCCAGGCGCTCCAAAGCGCCAAGAGTATCCTGCAAAAGCTGATCAGTCTTGCTAAGCCGCGTCGCGAGCGAATCGCTAGCGGCATCAACCTTTTTAGCGGCGACATCCGCTACCTTGCCCTTGCCGCCCCAATCATCGGGCAGCATCGCGGTCGCGCCAAGCGCCCGGGCGCGGCTGACGATATGCGCCTTCGCCGCCGCCGGGTTCTTCGCGCGCCCGATGGCGCGAATGGCGTTAGCGAGATCGGATTTATTCTCGATCGGATAAGAGCCATCTTTCATGGCGGCGCCGGACTTGGCGGCGGCGCGCCGCTGATCGACGGTGAAAGCCCGGCGCTCGATGACAGGATCAGCGCCTTCGATCGGCGGCTTGTGCGACGCCGCATACATCTCCGAAATCATGTCGAACAGGCGCTGAAGCGGCGAGCCTTCGCCGCCCTTGTTGGCCGCGCCGGGAATCGCGCTGAAATAGCCATGCGACTCGGCGCTTTGGGATCCGCCGCCGCCGCTGGTGTCTTGTGTCGCATTCGCGTGCCCCGCGCCTACGGGGACTTTCCCGCTGTTGGGATCTGTCGGCATTGATGTGTTCCCCGCATCCGAGCCCTTATCCGGCGCGCTGCTGCGATAGGGGCCGCCGCTGGCGACGGTCGATGGTCCTTCCGGCTTGATGTCGAAGCCGTCATCCCACTCGCCCTTATCCTCGAAATCGCTGGCGGCCTCCGTAGACGGCATTTCCGCCCGCGCTAAAGCGTCGGGATCGCGCCGGGCGCCGTTCAGCAAATCGCGATGGGCTTCGCCGAGCGGGCCGCCTTCGTCGCGCTTCCATAGGTCGAGAGTCGCTTCGGGGCAAGAGGGACGATCAACCAAGCTGACCTCCGTTAGAACAATTTCCTGAATGATGGACGGGTCTTGCGGATTGCGCTTTTTGATCCGGCCGCCGATCGAGAAGCCGTTATAGACGCCCGCCTTGACTTTCTGAACCGCGATCGGATCGACGACATGCGCGATAAACGCGGTGCGCTCACTATCGTCAAGATTGATTTCCAGGCAGCGACCGGCCGCTTTGGTGGCGTCATGCATCTCGCGAACGGCCGGGAAGCGCATATAGTCTTCAATCGCCGAAGCCATCGCCGCGGCGGTGACAATCTCGCCATGGGAGTCCCTAACCGGCGCGCTTGCGTATCCATAAGCCTTGATCGTTCCGTCTTGAAGCGGCTCAATCTTCTGGATCTCGCGAAAGATCTTCATCCTTAAACTCCCGCCGATGCCGGTATCGGTTGCATACTTTCCACCTTACACGAAAATTTCGCGCCCGCTAGAAGGTAAACCCAAGCCGCCGCCGCGCTAAGCAGGCGTAGTGTGACATCTTTGCATAGCCAGCAACAGGGGGATTCTTAGAGCCTCGATGCCACCCGCGATTTCGGCGATCTCGCGAACGCGGTCATCTTCGATCTTGGAAGTCGAGGATTTTGCATCGCTTTTTGCGGGCGGCGCCTTGCCCGCCACCGCTAGCTCAATCGGATCGGGCTGATTGAGAACCATCTCAATCGTCATCGCGCCCTGGTTTGTATAGACCAGCGGGGTATCGCCATCGGCGATAGGCTCAAGCCCCATCGTGTCGCGAACCTCGTTAATCGTCAGCACCCCGGCGCGCAAATAGGTGTTGTTGATCTCGGCGCGATCCTTGACGTCAACCTCTTTCGACTCGCCCCAGGCGAATTCTAGGTCGCGGAATCCGAGATCCTCCCACAAGATCTTATCGGCGACGCGCTTCGACCAAACCAGCAGCGGCGCAAGCCCTTCCTCCAACGCCCTTTCAGTATCCGATTGCGCCGTTGAGCGGTTCATTTGCCGGATGAACGGCGTTGGCGGCAGCGAGAAGCAATAGCAGATGATGCGCGCCAGCCATTCGTCGAAGTCGTCCTTGATCGGGGCTTCTTTGAAGGCTTGATACTTTGCCCCGGCGGGCGCCCACAGCAGCTTGCGCCTTTCGGCGAGGTTGCCGCTGAAGACCGAATCCATCCACTCTTGCCATTCCTTCGTCTGGTCAACGGTCCATCCATCGGGAACGGTCGCCATTCCGGCGGGAACGGTGCCATCGGAATTGCCGGACCAGCACGCTTTTCCATTGCGGCGGACGTAGAGAAACCCATTCGGAACAGAGACGCAATGAACCTCCCCGTCATAAGCAACGCGCTCGGCGTCCCAATGCTTGGTAAGCGGCTTTTTAGAAAAGCTTACGACATAGTTTTCGCGGCAATTGATCGTTCGGCCGCCAAAGACCGCCAGCCGGGCCGGATTGGTCCAAACCACCGGCGCGAAGCCAAGTTTTTGCCCGATCTCGCAAAGCTGGTCAGCGAGCTTGCGGCTGACAGTCGTGCATTGCGGCGTGCCGCTATAAGCCTTCCCACGCCTTTCCTGCATCGGATCGGCGCGACCGTCGCCTAAGTAGTAATATTCCCAAAAGATGCGAAGCTGCCGCGGCGTCGCTTCACGAATGATGTCAGGAATAAACTTCTCATGCGCATGTCCAAACTGCTTAAGGTGCTCGACCATAGCGACGCTGCCGACTTCGAGCGCCCGCGCGCCATTGTGCTCGCGATATCCGAAAATCTTGTTGAGAAGCCCCTCGAAAGCAGACCGCGCGCCCCTTTCATCATCCTTTGGCTGCGCAATGCTGATAGACCTTCGCCGCGTCGATCCTTCAGCAAGATACATACCCATGAAGGCGCAATAATCATCGCCGCTCATCGTAATCGGATAAGAGCGTGGATCGGAATGCTCAAATCTGACTTCCTTGATCGGCGTCCCGTACCATTCAGAAGTCAAAACGAAAGCAGTGTTGAGCGGTGATTTATATTCAACCAAATCCTCAGCGCTCATGACAAATTCGCGCTGATATGCCGATCCAGTATTACCAGCCACGAGCATCTTGTGATTCGGCGTCACAAGCTGATCGAGGCGCTTGCCAGTGAAATGCAGCATATCGCCGCAATAATGCTTACGAAAAGTATCGTATGGCTTCTGCCACTCGAACGTCCCTACTTCCGCTCGGCGCGTCGCAAATTCATCATCAGCGCTCGTGTCAGCGAAGCGAAGCCAGCCGCGTTTGGTCAAGACCTCGGTGTCGTCGCTGTAGCAGAAATAGGCAAGCTGCGACGCTTGGCGGCGCATCACGGTGTTGATGGTTACGATGCATTGCTCGACGGGGCCGAAGCCGTAGAGTTTTCCGGGGCGGGGGTTCCTTGGCGCGTAGACGATATCGTCGGCTGTGAGGTTCGCCCACACGCGCCCTTTGATAATTTGCTGATAGGCTGGCGCGGGCGGCGGCGGAAGCCGCCCGTTATGATCGACAAGCACCTTGACGGTGTCGCCGGGGATATGCTGAAGGGCGGCAAGATCGCCGCCGCGCGTCCGCTGCTTCTCGAAAGCGGGCGCATCTAGGACCAGCAGATCCTCGATGATGACGCGCATCCAGGTGTGAAAGTCTTCCCACTGGTTCGGCTTGCGAAAAAACCGCTCCGCCGCCTTGATGCGCTCGATGTAATCCTTGCGCGGCGGCTTTTTGCGCCCGGCGTTATCGAG